TGCATTGGGATATTGAGGAGTCCAGTGATAATACCGAAGGGGCGCAAACCTTAGCTTGTGTAGCTGGAGTCTGCGAGATATAAACTTAGGGGGCGCAATGCCCCCTTTTGTTTACTACTGTTCTTCCTGAGGCTGTCCTGAGAGCATACCAGCCCCCTGTAAACCATAGTTACCCGCCAGTGCTGCATTAGTAGCTACTCTAGGTATTTGTCCAGCAAGCTGTCCCATGGTGGGACTAAAGTTATCAGCCTCCTGTGCTATCCTTTGATTGACCCTACGGGCTACCCCTGACCTTGAACCGTAAATAGGGTCTTTTGGGAAAGGTGTCGGCTCTACTCCGATTGCAGAATACTCTCCAACAACCTCTCCCCCTAACCTTTTAGAAGATCCTTGTTTTATCTGACCATCTTTCGTATAAGAAGGCTTGATAGTATCTAAGGATTCTCCTAACTCTCCTGACAGCCTTCTTCTAGCCCCTAGCTGAGATTCTTTATTTTTATAGGTATCTTTACCCCTTCCTTTATAGATATTATATTGCATGGGTGGGAATATAGTTAAAAGAGGTTTCCCGTCTACAGGATCAAAACCCATCATATCGTGCCTATCGCTAACAATTACGTTTACGTTACCGTTACGATCCATAGTTGTAATACGATTAACCCCGCCAAGCTCTTTAGCACCCGCTTTGAAAGAATCCTGTACTGTAAATAACTCTTGTTCAGGATTCCACACCAGCTTAGGCTCAGACTTTAGTTTTCTTATAGCGTCTACCGAAGCATTTCTTTGTTTCTGAGTAAGCTTTTCATCAGCGTTTACCCTGCGTATTAGGTCTTTTTCAGGAATAGTTAATGTTCTTCCTTCAGCAGCTCTTACTACTTCTTGAGGAGAAGCCGTTTTTAAATCAATACCCGTGTCCTTAAAGTTTGTAAAAAACTGGCTTGTTCCGTCACTTCGCTGCATCCTAGCTTGATCCGTCATGCTGTGCTGCTTATCGGGGTCTTTAACTATAATGGCTGTGTTATTTCTTTGCCCGTCTTTAATACCCCAAGTATTATAAATTCTATCCTGCAAGTATTCTTGGTTCTTTGGAGACATGGCGGGGTTCTCAGGAGCTTTTGTTGCCATGGTTCGGGGAGCTTCAAAGACCATAGAATTAAACCTCTGTCTTGACGGCCCCATATCAGACTCTAATACATTTAGGTTTTCAAAGTTCTTCTGTATAAACTCAGGTATGTCTTCACCCATCTGTTTCCTAAATAAATAATTATAAGCCAAACCGCCTTCAGTCATAGAGCCATAACCTTTGTGTTTTTTATCAAAAGCTTCAAGCTCTGTGATAGCTCTGGAATCTCCTGCATCCACTTTAGAGGCCAAAGCTGTTCTTCTGGCTACCAGAGCCTCTGCTTTTTTAGCTTGCCTTACAAGACCTTTAGTAATTCCTGTTTCTGACTGTAAAGCTAAAGCTTTAGGATTAAAAGCTGAAGCTAAAGAATCTTTAGCTCCATAAGCCGCTGCTTCAAGCACACCAGCAGCCATTATAAGAGGATTTCCAGAATAAAACCCTCTGACTTCAGTAGGCATGTTGCGAGCAATGCCGTTAGCTATTTTAGCAATAGGCGTTACACTTAGGATATTGCCAAAAGCTCCTGCAACTTTAGCAGCTCTAGGGTTTTCTTCAGCAGCTTTTATAACAGCGCGTCCTATTTCTGTATCAGCAGCAGCCATAATACCTTCTTGTAAAGGTTTTTCTATGTACTTCTGATACGCAGCCTCTACCCCAAACTCGTCTGGAACAGCCAAGTCTCCCGCAACGCCTAAAACATTTCCAGCAAGACCACCAAATAAACCTATAACATCTCCTGTAGATGTTGCCAAACGAGTAGCCGCTGCTATTGGTCTGTTTAAAACAGGCCCTTGATTCAAATCGTCCACTAAAAGCTGATTGTTTTCCATAGTCTTATCAGCATACTCTTGAAAAGTATCCCCTACTTCATCATAACCTTCTTGTAAAGCGGCTAAAAAACGCGAAGGGTCATTAGACGGTTTGTCTTTAGCTCTGAGATTTATACTAGCCATTACTCAACTTCTCCTTCTTCCCTAACGTCCTGCATATAAGCAATAACAGCAAGACGGTCTGCTTTAAGTTGTTTTAACAAAGCCCCGTCTGCTTTCTTAATTGCTTTGTTTAAGCCTGTTAAAGTAAGACCTAAAGTTTGTTTAAGTGTCCCAGACTTCTGTGCGGATCTTAAAGCGTACATGCTTCCCGCTACAGCAGCCCCTCCTGCAAGATAAGGCAACGTACCACTATACGCTAAAGCTGTTGTGGTTAAACCCGCTGTGGCTGCTAAACCTATTGCAGAAGTTGGAGCATTAAGACCTGTAAACTTTTCTAATCGTGTAATAGCTCTGGCCACCATAGTCATGTCTTCTACATTAGATTTGTCTGATAAAGTGTCTAAAGCGTTAAACATTAAGTTTTGTCTTTTTAGCTGCCTCAGCACATCTGTTTGAGGAACCGCTTCAGCTACAGAAGCATTTATCTTTTGCCTAATAACTCGTAGAGCTGCTGCTTTTGCATTTTCATAATCCGCATCGTAAACGGCAGGAGCGTTAGCTTTTAACTCTCTGTCTAGTAACTTCCTAGCGTTTAAAAGACCAATAGCAGTACCATCGCTGCTTAATATTAATTTGTTAGCTAAATTCTGCATCCCTTGTATATTAGAAACCACAGCTTTTGTTCCATAAAAACTATCAGAACTTACTAGGTTAGTAAGATCCATTTCTAATTCTTGCTGAATAAGTTGGGTGTCTACTTTAGGGTTGCCTTGACCTCTTATACGTTTTTCAAGACGTTCAGCAGCAAGAACTATTTCATCTTCAACAACATTCATGTTATAAGTTGCAGACCTATTTGTTTTTATTTTAGGTAATCCCGTTATAACATCAATAGCTTCCTGCTCGTAAACTGTAGGATTATACGTTTTAGTCCGTAAAACACCTTCTTCCGTTACTCTTCCTTGTGCCTTTCCTATGTTTCGGGGTTCTAATAAAGACTGTACTCCTTCACGTTTATTAGTAAACTTTTGTTTGTCTCCAGCAAGAACCATCTTACGTCCAGAGTCTTCCCACCCATCGGTCAATGCTTTTGTTTTACTGGCTGGCGCTATAATAGCGGCTATGTCTACAGTAGCTTCTAATACTCTAGCTTTTCTTTGGTTTTCTTCCGAAGAGTTTTTCCAATTACTATAGTCAGCTAAAGACTCTTTAGCCATATTTAGCACAGGGCCAACCCAGTCATTATTACTAATAAAATCACCAGCAGCACTAAAAGCTTTCACGGCGTTGTTAACAAAAGGTTCTTCTATAAAATCAGGAGTTACTGCGGATAAACCAGCTTTACCTATGCCAAGTAAAGCTTCCCCAGCGGCGGGTAAGACACCCTCAGTAACGCCTAAAACAGCCGCAGTAGCTGCTGGGCTTTGGTACTCTGAAAACTGTAGCTTATCTTGTTGGTAGTCTCCCATAGCACCGCTAACACCTGAAGCAAGTGTCCTACCTGCTCTAGAAATGTCTTCAACAAGCCCAGAACCTATTTCAGCAAAGGTAGGAGCCTGATAACTCGAAGACTGCTGCTCTTTAAACTTTATATACTGCTGTCTTATAATTTCAGCGGCTTCTTGATCCCCAGCATCTAAAGCTCTTTGAGCACCTCTTATGTAATCTTGTTCTGTTAGTTCAGCCATTAATTAACTCCTAAAAACGCTCTAGCTCTTTCATTTGGATCTTCTGAGTTTACAACATCTTGCGGTCTTTTTTCAGCCATTAATCCTATCAAGTCTACTAAATCGGCATTAGAAAGATTACCTTTCTTGAGAGTTTCAGCGGCTTTATCTCGTTGGTTTATTACAAAGTTTTGAGCAGCTATGAACTCATTAATAACTCCCCTTATAGTTTTCTCATCTAAGCCTAAATCTCCAGCCACGGCTGTCAGTGCTAACTGAGCATCTTTATCAGACAATCCAGTACCAGAACCTAATTGCTGAATAAAGACAGCCATTTCGCTAATACGATTAATTAAGTAAGACTGGGAAGCTACTATATTAGTCTCGTCATACTCAGCACCAATAGCACTTGCAAAGAACTTACCAATTTCATCTATACCTAGTTTGGCATTGGCTCCTAAGCCTGTATAAGCTTCACTTAGGTTTTCTAAAGCCCTTTCATTATTTCTTAACCCTTTTCTGGATTCTATAGCTAATGTGTTTAACTGCTCAAAGCTTTCTACGCCCATATTAAGAAGTTTTTCATTTACAGCGTTGTTAGAGTTAAAGTTTTTATTAATAGCTACTTTAGGAGCTGGCTGCAAACCTAACTCACTGGCATTAACCCATTGCTTTGCCTCAGGGTCAATACCGTACTGAGGATTTTCAACTTGACCAGAGAAATCATTAACACGATAAGGCGTGGTGTTTCCTTCTTTTGTTTTAAAAAACTGAGTCTTAGCTTTACTTCTTTCAGTTTTACCAGCAATAAGCTCTTTAAAACTGTCTGGGGACATGCCCCTAATAGTAGCATCGTCCCATTGCTCTAAAGGCAAACCTGCCTGCGTGTATCTTATCTTACGCCCAGCAAGGCTATTAACTTTTTCTATTTGATTAGTTTTAATTTCTCTTAAGTCTTTAATAGTTGCCTGTAAGATTTTATCATCAATGTTTATGCCAGCCCCTGCTAACATCTGAGCTATGTCAGGACGATTAGCTTCGTTGGCTTGTGCTATTAGTGTTCGGATAAAGACTTCTTTTTGCTGTGTTTGCTGTAGAGCTGCTGCTTGATCTGCTTGTTTTTGTTGCTCTGCTTGTATAATCTCCTGAGCTTTTAAAACCATTGCTTGTTGTGCGGCAGGATCTTGTATGTACTGCGCCCTAGCAAGCATTGCTTTAGCTATACCCATTGGTTTAGACATATCTATGCCCTCAACGGCTGCATCTGCACGTTCTTGACCCGTCTGCATATAGCTTGTGTCTATGCCTAAGTTGCCAAACAAACTGCCGACACGACGAGCTAGGGGGTCTGTGGTTCCCATTTGCTTGTACTGTGGCGCTGCTTGAGCTAACCTTCTCTGTGGCTGACTAGGATCCATTTTACCAAAATCAGAAATACCACTTAAAAACCCTTGTGAAAATTTAGCCATTTTAAATTCCTAATGCTTTTTTTAACCAGTCAAGTCCATCAGTACCAGCGTCTATAAGACTACTAAACAAACCGCCGCCACTTACGCCACCGCCTATAATATCACCAGCAGAACCTAAAGCTTGTCCTAATAGACCAGTCCTTAGTTTCTGAGCTTCTAAGTTAGCCTCAAGCCCAGAAGCGTAAGATTCTGCTTTCTCCATAGCGGCTTGTCTACGCGCTACATCAGCAAGAGAGGCTATATTAGTGCCGACTTGCAATTGATTCAACATCTGAGCTTCTGGAGCGTAACCTGACTGCATCAACGCTTGTAAGTTAGCAATGTCGCCTGCTTGTAGCTGTGAAGGTAAGCCAGCAGCTCCTCTGGATATATCAAACATACCCCCAGCAAGACCTAATTGACCCTGTTGTAGCTGTTGCTGTGCTCCAGCAGACCCTATGTCTGCTTGTTGCAAGCCTAATAGTTGCTGTAGTCTTTGAGCTTCTAAGCCAGCCCCTGCCTGTGTACCAGACATACCTAGTTGACTTAACCCCAAGCCTCGCTGTAAAGCTTCTGACTCTAATCCAGAGGAAGCCTGTCTAAACTGACTGGATAAACCAGCGGCCTGACCAGCTCTACCTAAACCTTCACTCTGTAAACGAGACTCAATCTGCTCTGCTGATAAGCCTAACTGAGACAACTCTGAGGCTCTGTTCTGAGCTGCTGATTGCAGCTGTGAAGAAGTTCCTGCAAGCTGCCCTGTTTGACCTGAAAGACTTAAAGCTCTTTGCAGTGCTTGCTGCTCTTCCGTACCCGCTTGCTGCATAGCCATTAAGGCTGCTTGGTTCTGAGCTTCTGATTGTGCTTTAGCTAAGGCAAACTGTTCGGGCGTGCTTCCGTACTGTGAAGAAGCAACACCTAAACGACCTTGAGAAGCCAAACGATTCTCAAGGGAAAGTCTTTGTCTTTCTTCCTCAGGAGACTGTGCGGCTCTAATTCTTTCATAAACTTCCTGCTCTCTGTCCCCTCTTGGCTGCATTAAGCCACCAGCAGCTTGTCCTGCAAGATCTGCGTACTGTGACCGTAAAGCTTCTATGTCTGCTGGTGCAGCGCCTCCTAAGCCTTGTTGACCTAAAGCTAAAGCTTGAGAGCCTAATTGGCCTATTTGCTGTGAAGGTTGTTGCTGTAAAAGTTGAGAAACATTACCACCAAATAACTGAGCTAGTTGATTAAGCTCTGAAGAAGGCCCAGCTCCTGCAATACGTTGTTGTCCCCCTGCCAAAGCTTGTTGTGTAAGACCTTCTAAACCCGTAGGAGCACCCATGCCCATTAATTGTTGACTAAAAAGATTGCCTACGCCAGCTCGCTGTAGAGCCATTGATAAGTCTTGTTGGTTTACACCACCTAACGCAGTAGTTGCTCCAGTTAAAGCTGAAGCTGCAAAAGGATCGTAAGTTCCAGTTCTTGTAGTAGCCTGAGGCATTAAGCCCGTAGCGCCTGTTTCTAAACCTGTGGCTAAAGCTTGTTGCTCTGGAGATAAGCTTAATGTAGTACCGCCATCGGCAGTAGTAGTTGTTGCCCCAAGACCAGAAGTTACTGTAAAAGGTTTAAACGCCATTTCAGAAGCAGCGGTAGTACCTATAGTTTCCATATCTGTTTGAGCAGTACTTCCAAAACCTTTAAGTTCGTCGGAAAGGTTTTTATATTGACTTAAATCAAAACCTAATCCTAACAGATCATCAATAAGCGCCATTAGTATGTACCTCCAGTAATTGTACCAGCAGTTAACACACCGTTTACATTAAGCGTTGGTATTGTAACTGTCCCTGTAAATGTTGGGCTTTCTGAATTAGACTTTGAAGCCACTGCTGTAACCAGTGCATCAAACTCAGTGTCAAAGTCAGAACCCTTGATAATCTTCGCAGGGTTGCCCGTAGGAAGAGTATCTTTGGCTGTAAAGTTTGTAGTCTTTGTGTAATTGCTCATTAGATCATCCTACCTATTAAAGCTTGAATATTAAGTTCTTGCAAAGATAACGCATTTTGATTAATAGTAGCGTCCACACCTATGGTCACTACCGTTCCTGAACCTGTTGTTTTAGTCTTTGGTCTGTCCACAATGATTGAAGGACTGTACTCTGAAGTAGACACATTGTACTCACTTTGATTGTAATAAGCCGTCTTACTACCAGAGTTAATCTCAACAATCTGTTTAGTATATGCTTGGCTGTAGTCATAGCCCCAGTTTACAACTGCCTGTGCTCCCTGACCACCAATAAACGTAACGATAATTTCTTTTAGTATTTTAAGTCTTGAGCTGTCCCCAAATGAAAGTGGGTTACTAAAGTAGCTCATGTCGTAGGACAAGCCATAGTCTTGATAGTTACTGTAAGTGGCAATACCATTGGTATTCCCTACGTACAACAAGCCGTTTTGAGTCCTCTCAAGGGCTCTTAGGGTTGTGTCTGACCAAGTAGTAACCCTATGCGCTCCGTCTTCCAGAGCAGTCCTCATATCAAAGCAGTAGACGTACTTAGAGTCACTAAAGGACAGTAAGTAGAATGCTTCCTCTGGGCTGTATATGGAGCGTAAGGGGCTATTGACTTGTTGTGCGTTTATGTATAATAAATCATTACGAACATTCTTACTAATGTCCCTAACGGGCATTGACTTTTCTTGAATAGTTCTGCCAAAGCTACGTAAGCCTTCGTTGGACATAAAAAGTAAATCAGTACCTGTGGGTTGTACAGTGTCTCTATCAATACAACCTACGTTGGCTATAGTGTCAGCCAAAGACATTGTAGTAGGGTCACTAGCTCCTTGATAAACAACAATGGAGTTTTTACCAAAGATGATTAAAAAACCGTTGTGAGCTGCTAAAGCTACAATTTCGTCAAGACCATTAGGCCATACTTTAGAAATGTCAATGGAGCCAGTAGAACCTCCAGACCATCCTGAGCCATTTAGTAAGTCAGACCAGTAA